AGCCATGTTAACTTCTTTCTTAAACTCAGGGTCATCCCTATAGTTTTGACGGAAAGAAATAGCTTTCTCTACCACAGCCTTATTATAATTAAGGTTTGGTTTTGTTTCAAGGTCTGTCATTAAGTCGCCGATTGATTTAAGCATACGCCTAACTACTGGAGTCTTACTAAAATCTTCAGCTAATGGATTAAATACAATGTCATTAGGATTAATACGATAGGCTTTAGGGCTAATATATCTATTAACTACATTACCTTCTTTATCACTAATAACATCTCGTACATAATCATAAGTAACAATTACATTACCAAAGTCAATATAATCATATACAAGTTGTGACACCAACAACTGAAAGTTAGATGCTTTTAGTTTCTGTTTTAGGTAGTTTACAATGGCCTGTCTTTTAGCTGCTAGGTCTTTATCTTTATTAGTAGCCTCAAAGAAAAACCAATTCTCAGATGGAAACAATGCAGCCATATAATTGGCATGTAGATTATCTCTAATCTGTGTCAATTTAGGTGTTACAGTGGAGTTCTTCCAAGGTAGTTTACTATTAGATGTTTTACGTGTATCAGTTGCAAAGATATAATTACGCAACTCTTGTTGGTCAGTTTTCCATACACTACGTGCTGTATCCCACCGCATCCACATGTCAGCAATCTTATTAGCTAAGCTGTCATCATTATAACTTACTTGTACATTCTCGTTCATTTATTATATCCTTTAATAAGAAACGCCACCATATTTAGAATTAAAAGCGACTACATTAGTGCGCTTTCCCCATGTCCGATTCGACATAGGTGCTTTACAAATCTCAATACAAGAAGCTAATGCATCCTTAATATCATCATGTTCAGGATTATTCATCATTAATTCTTCTTCTAATGTCTGACAATTACCACCTTTATAATGCCATATCTGGTTATTACTATAACGTGGTTCTAAGATTGTAGCAATGCGTTCTGCTTTACGCATATTCTTAGGAGGATTATATTCGTCAATTGTAAATACAATGTTTTGACTACGCATATAATCTTTAAATTGTCCAACAATAAGACGCTGTGCAGCTACTACTTCACAACGCATCTTTTTAAATTTCCACTTACGATATATAAGTTCAGCCTTATCATACATAACAGATATTTTATTAGTTTTAAATCTGTCAATATCTAAGACATAAAAATTATTATCTTCATCTACTCCAACCACCATAATAACAGTGTAGTCAGAGTTTGTGCCAATAGAATAAGCAAAATCCATAGCAGCATAAATGTGTAAAAGTTTGTCTCCAAAATACCACGCTCCACTAAAGTTTTCAATCTTATCACGTTCATAATAGTTGAACCTACTACGATCAATAAGTTGTGTTTCTACAGCATTAGGGTTGTTGTAATATTGAGCATAGAACTGTGTTACATCCAAGTACTTAGCTTTCTTACGTGCCAACTCTCGTGCATCAAAGCCAAATGTTTTACCATCTGTTCTACGTTGTTTAGGCCAAAGAAATTCACCACCTGTTTCCACTACACGCTCAAATACTTCATACACTTCATTCTCAATCTCTGTCTCATCGTCATCAGACATGTATACTTCAGTCATTTCCATCATGTCTTTGTACAAGTCTCCGGGATGGTAGCGAGTACCTACAGCCCACTCTTTAGCACCTGTAGATTCAATTGAAGATAGTTGTGAGTAGAATGCTCTAACCTGATCTCTACCTAGCTGTGTATAAGCATTATCAGGCACTACAACGTCATCTAGCACAGCTACATTACAATGTAACCCTGTGACGTTAGCTGTAATACCTGCTGCTTTAATTGTAGCATCACGAACACCTTCTGCCTTACGCTTAGGGTGATCTACAGAGATTTCATCCATAGACCAACGCTCTCGTTTACCTTCCATCTCATTAACCATCTCAGGCCAATAGAATCTATATATGTCTGATAAGAATATATCCTTAACAGCTTTAAGTTGTTTTTCAGCCAAGTTAGCTGTAGCAGACACATACAACACTGTAGTCTCAGGGTGCTTAGTAACCCACCAAGCAACCCTATAAGCGATCATTGCACTTTTTTGATGGTCACGTGGCAACAAGACAAGTTGGTTGTCCTTAGCGTCTTCTCTGCTCCACCATGAACACAATTCCTCATGCACTGCACCCAGCATACGATGAGGTGCAATTAGTTTAATAAACGTCAAAAGATCAGCTTCTGCTGCCTGTTTAACCAGTTCTTTTTCAGTCACCACTTAACCTTATCTGCCCAATATGCAGCACTCATCTTACCTTTAGCAATGTTGCTTGCATGTCGAGCTTTAAAACTCTCTCTACGCTTACGATAGGATTCAGACTCACCTTCTTTTTTAGGACTGCCTGATACACCCTTTTGACCAAAGCGAATAAGTTTTTCTTTGTCCCCTACTTTAGCCAGCACTGCGTGACTTTTAGTAGGATGACTTGGTGTGCGTTTAGGTTTGTTATATCCAGAAAATGTTTCTGAACCTTTCTTAATCATACATTATCTCCAATTTGTTCTGGTATACATTTATAACTAACTGTTAAATCAGGTCGTTGGTTCATCATATATAGTTCTAATGCTTTGTAATAGGCAACTTGCATACATGCTTCGTATGTTTCGTGTCTGCTACGGGGTTTATCCACAATTGGTGCAATACAGTTATTTAACGACAAACATAACACAAATTCTATTACAAACATAATGTGCCTTTACTAACGGTGTCTAGCTGTTTTCTTAGCTATATTTTTAGGTTGTGCAACAAACTGTTTACCTTTAGCATTACCTTTGGCTTTAGCCCTATTTGTTGCTGCTTTTTCTGCTGGAGACAATGCCTTCCAAGCAGAATCTGGTAAATAACGTTTTTTACCTTTAGATGGTTTGCCATCTGAGGTACGCCATTTTTGAGCAGTCCAATCTTTTAAGGATTGTTGTGGGTTCTTCATTTCTTTTTCTTAGGGGGTGTATGACTAAGTTTTTGACTTTTATCTGTATGTTTTGCACCAGTGTGTAACGCACTACCCATTTTGTGTGTTGGCCCAGTATATTCTTTACCATTAGGTAAATAATGTTTAACACCTTTACTCATGATTTATAACCTCCACCTTTAGCTTTATATTCTTTAGCAAGGAGTTGTGCCTTACGAGCACTCCATTCACCGGGGTCGCCACCCTTGCTACCTGCCTTAATGCGCTCAAACAAGGCTTTACGCATTGTAGGTTTTGTGTACACACCAGCAGCATTAACTTTAGATTTAGTAGTTTTCTTCACTTCATCTTCCCTGTTTTAGTGCGTGAAAAACTTCTATTGTTACTCTTACTAGTAACACGTAAATTACTTCTCTTGTTACCACCACCTTTACTAAGCGGTTTCTTATGGTCTACATCTTTACCATCACCCTTGCTAACTTTACCTTCTTCCATAAGTTTACGTCTAGCACCATTACGTTTAGCCCTGTCTTTAACAACAGATGGTTTACCATCATAGGCTTGTTGTTTCTTATAGTCTCTTTTCCCTGCGGTCATGTAAGGCATTATTTCTTTCCTCCTACAACAATACCAAGCCTAGCCATATCTCCTGCTATACGTCCTGTAGAGGGTGCTATAACCTCTTTAACCTCTTTAGGGCGACCTACAGGCTTCTTAACACCGCCATCTACATAACCCTTCTCAGCAAGCCATTTAGCGGCTGCTGTACCACCGGGAAGACGTGCATGTTGTTTCATTTGTGCAATTGCTTCAGACTGTAACTTCACTGCTAACTCTGCTTGCCATTTATCTACGTGTGGTTTAATTATGGGGTGATTACGTACTTCTTGCCAGTGTTCCCAATCACCTAGTAGTGCCATAGCAACAGAATATTCAGAGGGGTCACGACACTCTAAGAATATATCCTTACAGTGTTGTAACGTGTATACAGGTTTAAACTTTACATCTACACGAGCAAACTCCTTGAACAAACCAAGGATAACACGTTTACCGCTACCATCTAAGAATTTAGTTCTATCAGTCATTGTCATCAATTATAGTTATGTTACGAATCATGCCTCGTGGTATTTGTGTACGACACCCAACAGTGCCATCAGCAATATAAGAGGATGTTAATACTAACCCTTCAGGCCCATCATATAGAACGTATCCTATTTGACTTACCATTACAGGTTCGTATATAAAATCATCATGTGTTGTCCAAGGAGTATCATCTAAATCAGATGCATCCTCCCACTCAACATATGCCATTTTCATTTTTTACTTTTATTCTTAGCTGTACGTTGACCACGCTTAGGTAGGGACTTACCAGCTTTACTTAAAGCTATAGCAATTGCTTGCTTTTGTGGAACACCTTGTTTCATTTCTTTACGAATGTTTTCTGAAACTGTTTTATTACTACTTCCTTTTTTCATTGGCATGTTAAACGTTCCTTTCAAAGTGTGGACAATCTACAAGTGACTTAAAATTACCACCCCAACGATTTTTAGGGTGGAGACTTTCCCAATAATGACCAAGAGGTGCAATAATTTCTTTATCCCAAATGATCTTACCGTCTTTAAAGAAGTTTAAATCCATCGCACAACGCTTTAAATGGATAGAGTTCATTGTCTTACTACGGCCTGTCTTAAAATAAATAGCCTGTTGTTCTGGTGTACGTGCAAGTTCTCCACCTGTCACTTTAAAACCTTGTTCTGTAGCATATTGAATAAGCTTACACATGTCTAACAAGAAAGCTGCTTGGTGATCTGATAGACTCATTTCTTACTCCTTAAATCAGCTAGTTTTTCTATTGTTCTACCACCAAAATATGCACCCATTATAAGCATTCCCCACTGACCA